CCGCCACAACAATTGTTTATAATCTTTATATGGTTCCAAGTTAATATTGTAGGCATTGGTATAAATCATTGTTGTAGTAAATAAAACATTATTTGCCCTTTGTCCTGCCGATAAATTAGTTACATCAGTCAATAGCTCTAATTCATAGGCCACAGCTAAATTAACAGATGACCAGGTTAAGGTTGGATGCATTTTTCGCAGTGAGATATTTTGTTCATAGTTTCTCGTTACAGCCTTAACATGGCAACAGTGACAATAAGCCACTCTTTTACCAACATACACTCCTATCGCAACTACTAATATCATCAATACTATGCCAACCTTCAGCTTTTTGATTTTCATAATAATATCCCTCCTGCCATAACGCTAAATTTTCTTGCTTAATCGCAATATAGCATTTAGAGTTAACTCTCAGTCAAGAGGGATAAATAAAAAAAATTCCAAACCCAGTAATGTTTACTGAATTTGGAAATTTATCTTTTTATTTCTTCTCCGTTTTTTCTTTGGGATTATGCAAATGCACAGCATCAAAGACTTTCTTTATCTTTCTCAAATGCTTTGGCACATCTTCCAGTTTTATCTCATATTTCACATCAACGGTTCCGGCTTTTTCTGCCTGCTCAAAGAACCAGCATCTGTAGCTTACGTCGTCATAAAGATTCTTTATATTCTTTAATTCCTCTGCCACCACTGCCTTTCTTTCTTCAAACATTTTCCTGCGTTCCGGAATGGTTGCATCCCCTTCCATATATAGTTGGACAAACTTTTTAATTTCTTTTATTGGCATGTGAGTTGCCTTTAAACACTTTATTACGTTAAAGAGCTCTAAATCTTCTTTTTCAAATACTCTGATACCATGCTTATTACGTTTCTCAAAAGGCAGCAAGCCTTCCTTTGAGTAATATCTCAAGGTATAAGTTGACTCATGGATAAGCTCTGCGATTTGACTAATAGTATAGGACATTTATTCAGCTCCTTTACAAAATAATTTTGTCTTCGTCAGGTCCTGCCTCATGCATCTGCCGGCATTTTCCCAGTATTTCTCCTGTTTGCAAGTAGCTATACGTGGGAAATTCAAATAAGACCGGTTTAAGAATATTATAGTCGATTTTACCCTTTTCGTCTAAAATATCATCTTCCGCCAAAGTAGCCTTAATACTTAAAATATAATTATTAAAAACCGGATGATTATAAACATCCTCAAGCTGGCATTCTAACGCTAATTTTGCCACTTCAATAACAGGGGTACCATTAGGCCCTAATTGCCAGAGGAATAATCCCGATTTATCTACTTTAGCACCTGAATTGCATCCTACGTAGTCAGCCAATTCCAACCAATCTTTGGTGACAATATTCAAAGATAGTTTTTTCTTACTATCAATCAGATGTGAGCAAAAATGCTCCTTCATAACACTAATCATTAGTCTGTCGTGACCTATAATTCCTACATGGGTCACTAATGTCCAATTGGGCTTTTTCCCATTCATCGTTCCCACTACCACAACCGGTGTAGGATATAAAGCTAAAACTGATCCTAAATTATTTTTCATTATACTCTCCTCATTTATTTTTATGAAATTACCCTAAGCCTACTCTTAATAGTTCACTCTAAGTCAAGAGGAAAAAACAGAAAAGGCTCTCTTCCCGCTAAGGAAAAGAGCCTTCATATTTATATCGCATTAAAAGAAAAATTATCACATATGCTCTGGTCTTACCGCCAGCTTGGTCCATACCTGCTAGGCATTTTTTCCTCTGTCTTTTTACTATGCTCTAATTTTCCAAAGACTGAATCTTCTCTGTCAATAGGTAGGATCTATCCAATCCGCTTTTGCTTTGGCCCAGGTGAGCCATTCAGCTTTTGAAGCAGCAAGCTCCGGTTTAGCCTCCACCGCAGCCACATAAGACCTAATTTGGCATGCTGTAGCATAGTCTGATGTTTCATTCAATAAGGCAGATAATTTATCAACCTCATCATCGTAAGCATCTCTTCGCAGTTCTTCTTGGCGTTCTCGTTCTGCTTCAGCTAGTTTTCTTGCTTCCTCTGCTTCCCTGGCAATACGGACCGATTCCGATTCTTCATAAAGCATGAGCAATATTTCCCCGACTCTTGTTTCAATTATGTTCGTTGAGCTATCCCGAATAAATCCGTGCTCTCTTGTTCCAAAAGACAGCTTGCCATTGGGTAAATAGTCATATTTTCGGAATTTTGGTTCATACGCATAGGGATACCGGCTTTTCTCCTTCTCATACTCCTCAATCTTTTTTAATTCTTCCCTAGTCAATACATGTGGGGTTTTTACCTTTTGTTCCGTCAGCTCGAATTTAACATGTTCACCACGTATTACCACGGACAAATCTTCATTAATACTTCCGCCCAAACCCTCAATCCCACGATATAGGCAGTCTAGTATGCGATATGCTCTTGGCAGTGTCTGCTCAGAAACACTTTCCCATAGTGCCGGTTCGCCCTCTTGGCACGTGCGGTAATAGTCATTGTGCCAATTAGCCATCTCATCCCTAGGATGATTCTGCTTCCACCTTTTATATGACACCCTGTGCTGCAGTAAGACACGATGCAATTTGTGCCCATCATCCACTACCTGCATTTCCGAGGCCATATTCATCACATCAGTGCGTACTTCAGCTCCGAGAAAGTTCAATGGGGCACCGACAGGCGCTTCTTTTTGCTTTTTATTTTCTTTGCTTACTTCTTCCCAATTACGACCATATCTTACGGCATCCCCCATATATGCCGGTAGTGAAGGTTTCTTTATTTTCTGACCGGATGCAATCCTGGCCCAATAACCTCTCGGCGGCACAGGTATTGCCATGCTGTTGCAAATTTTGTGATCATGACATCTGACACACCATATTTCTTAGCAATCTTGGTAACCGGCTGTGACCAGACTTCCTTTATATAAGGTTTTGCGCTTGTAGACAATCTGTCCGTTCAAGGTTTCTGGCGTTTCCAATTCTTCTGGTTCCATCTGCGGCTGTATCTGTAGCGCCTTTCATCTGTTTGTTAGGCTTTTGTGCTTGGAGTTTATCTTCAGACGAGATTCTGGTAGGATAAACAACCTTGACTTCTGTTTCCCCTGATTTCTGGCAAGCTCTCTTTTTCTGTTGTTTTTCCAACATATAGACCCGCCCAATAGGACTGTGTCGGAAGCGGAATATTAGGCTTTTTCACAGGCTTCTTTAATTTCTGGTATGGAACCTTATATTGCTTGGCCGTTTTGCTTAGGCCGATTTTCCAAATTTCTGTATAAAGCTGCTGCCTATCCAAATGTTATGGTTTTCTTTTCCATTTCGTCCATCACCTCCAATTCCAAAAGTTATGTAATCATCACAGTATGCCGTAAATTCCTCTATCTCCTGCAACAACCGCTCTCGTTGTGCAGCAGCTATTTTCCCCTCCCTTACAAGTTCTTTTGCCTTAATAAAAAACTTAAGTCCTTTTTCATTTCCTCAAATTCTTTGATTATTTTCTCTAGATTGTTTTCTATACCCTGCACCTGTACTTCAGAAATGTTGCCATGATTATAGGCAATAAGTCTTTCAGCCACAATATGATACGCATAGCTATCCGTGTATACATCTTTGGTATGTACGGTAAAACCTATGGGGAGCTTTTCTTCCCTCATCCCCCAGCTTACTGCCATAGGAGACACGCCCAAATAGTCCGCTGCTATCTTGCAGGTTATTTTCTTCATTTTCCTAATCTCATCATCTGTATATTTAGCCAAGGATCTCACCTCCTTTGCAAAATGACCTTTCAAGCTACTAAAGCTCAAAAGGTCATTTTATTATTTCTACTCAACAGTATCTTTATCATTTTGCAACGCTAAAAGAGTATTGGATACGGCATCATCCATTTTATCATTAATTTGCTGCACGTTTTCTTTTGAGGCAATTAACCCAGAAAGCATGGAAATAAAGGCTTTCTTATTTTCTCTTGTTAAAATGTGATAAGCAAAGAGAATGTCTGATTCAGCACCTTTGTTCTTATCGTACTCAGCTTTTATACGTTCTACTTCAGCCTTATTTAACATACCGAACTTATCCATTATTCCTGTGTCATGCAGAAAAGATGCTGTTGCTTCAATACGCGCTGTTTCTTCTTTTTGTGCGTCAACAAGTAGCAGTTTTGCAAGAATATCATAAGAAAAGTTTAGAGCTACCTGCTCTTCATAAGAACGCTCGGAAACCGACTTTTTAGTTATATCAGCTATATCGCTGTATGAATATTCTCGATCCAAAAGGGTAAGCGGAGAAATTTCATATATTCTGCATAACCTAGATAACACATCGAGGGACGGATTTATCTTGCCATTTTCCCAGTTGGTTAGTGAAGTAGGCGCACAGTCTAATTCCTTGGCTACATCTGCCTGTTTCATATTTTTTATTGTTCTAGCTTCTTTTAATTTTTCTCCGAATGTTTTCATACGATATTTTAACCTCCTCAACTTTACTTGAATATACTATACCACAACAAAATTGAGTTTGCAAACACTGTTTCAATTCATTTTATATTTATCTATTGACACCTCAATCCAGTTGCGATATGATAAGCATAACACAATTGGATTTTATTCCAATTGATTCAAATCAATTGGAAAAGGAGAGACGATATTATGGAAAACAAAACAGCTTTGACAATCAGAGAAACTGCTAGAGAATTTAACTTCCCGGAATACGCTATACGCACGTTAATAAAGCGAGGTTCTCTGCCAGTCATTCAGGTAGGAAAACGTTGCTATTTGACTCGAGAGATATTCCTAGAGTACCTAAAAACTGGCGGTAAAAAGTTTGAACCAAGTTTTAATCGTAAGAAAAGAAAACCTTAACTGAATAGATGGGCAAAAGCCTGGTGGTTTCCCGCAAAAGCGGACGTCGACCTTACAAAACAAACAAGGGGTAAGTCTGTTTAAAAATGGAGGTTAAATGAAGGGAAGAGAAAAGCAAAGGAAAAATCGCAAGCGAAAAGAAGAACAACTCAATATGAAGAATAATATGGGAATATTAGATCCTACACCTTACTATGCTGTGCTTCATATGAGGCACGGCAAATTTTATACCCAAAAACAACAGGAAGGAGGTACGTAATTTGACACACCCAATGCAAGAATTAATGAATAAAAAAATATGGTTCTGCTGGAACTATAAAACGAAAAACGGCAAAAATACTAAGGTCCCCTGCTCTGCCAAGGGCGATACAACCGGGACAACAAAAAATCACTCCTGTACATGGGTAACATATGAAGATGCCCTAAACGCTAAAGAAAAGGAAAAATTTAGTGGCACTGGCTTTGTTATCCCGGAAGGATACTTCTTTTTGGACATAGATAACAAAGAAGTTCATGATCCGTTTGTCCAAAACTTTCTCAGCCGCTTTAACAGTTATTCGGAACACTCCGTAAGCGGCACAGGTACCCATATTTATGGCAAATGTGACATCAGTAAGCTCCCTGCCTCTGTAGATAGAACCGGCAAACTTCGACTAGACACTAAATACTATATGAAAAACTCTCCATTGGATCTAGAACTTTATATGGGTGGCCGTGACCAACCGCTTTGCAGCCTTTACCGGCAATATCATAGAGAATAAACCTTTAAAGGAATGCACAACGGCGGTTCTTACTACTTTGAACCGTGAAATGTTAAAAAATAAGCCTAAAAGCAGCAAACCAGCTCCTTGCAGCAACTGTGATGTTGATTCTGTAATAAAGCATCTAAAATCAGACCGTAACCATGATAAGTTTATACGGCTTTTCGATAAAGGAGACATAACCAGTTATGGCAGCCAGTCAGAGGCAGACCTTGCTCTTTGTACTATAGTAGCTTTCCGTACCGGTAACAACCCTGAAGCCATAGATTCAATCTTTAGAATGAGTGCTCTCATGCGTGATAAATGGGACAGGGAAGATTACCGAGACAGAACCATAGAAAAGGCTATTGAAGGCTGTCATGGGGTATTTCACTACTCTGTGAAGTCCAGGCCTGAGTTCGTGAAATATCAGCCGGAATCCGGCAAAGAAATAGTTTTACCTACTATACTGGCCAGGCACATACGCAATGACCTACATTACATATTTGTTCGGGATAACGGAAGGCAAGGTGTCCTCCGCTATGTTTATGAGAACGGCTGCTATCGTTATTATTCTGATGATATGCTTCTAGGCCTCATAAAACAATACATTGTGGCTTATAACGAAGATATTGTGAAAATGTCCTCTGTGAAAGAAACTTTTGGTCTTTTGACCAGTGACCTTAATTACGTAAATTATGACGAATTAAATTCCGATGAAGATATCATAAACTTTGAAAATGGCATTCTACGGTTATCTGACATGGCGCTTTTGCCCCACTCTCCAGATTACCTGTCTACTATACAAATTCCTTGCAAATGGTTAAATGAGGCAAAACCTACACCTGTTTTTGACAGATATATGAAAACCCTCACCAATGATGATACGCAAGTAGAAAACCTTTTGTACGAATTTTGTGGCACAGGCCTATCTAACATAAAAGGCTACCGCATGAAAAAAGCTTTGTTTATGGTAGGAAATGGAGACACAGGAAAGTCTCAGTTAAAAAGTCTGGAAGAACACCTTTTGGGTAAAGGAAACTTCGTCAGCATAGACCTTAGTGAAATAGAAGCCCGTTTCGGGACTAGCAATATCCACTGTAAACGACTGGCCGGAAGTTCGGACATGAGCTTTATGACGGTCAGTGAACTTAAGACCTTTAAGAAATGTACCGGCGGAGACAGCCTTTTTGCTGAGTTCAAAGGTATGAACGGCTTTGAGTTCACTTACGGTGGTCTGCTCTGGTTCTGTATGAACAGGCTGCCTAAATTTGGCGGCGATGATGGGAAATGGGTATATGACAGAATAATGCATGTGGAATGTACAAATGTCATTCCCAAAGAAAAACAAGATAAGTATTTACTCGAGAAAATGTATGAGGAACGGGAAGGCATAGTGTATAAGTTCATCATGGCCTTAAAAACTATGATAGGTAATGGTTATCGTTACTCTGAACCCGAATCAGTTGTTCAGGCCAGAAAGCAATACATGGAAGATAACAATACCGTTATTGGTTTCTACAATGAATGCATGACTGAAAGGGTGAATAACAAGTTCGATAACTACTATACAACCGGCAAAATTTTCAATGTCTATAGAGCTTGGTGCCGGGATAACAATCATGGTTTTGCTAAAACAGCAAAAGAGTTCAGAACTATCTTGGCAGAACATCTTGGTACCACTTTTCCCGAAATGACTGTCCGTAGAGGACAAGGCGGAACTTTTTACCGCACCCTTACGCTGACCGATGAAGTAAAAGTTTTGTACTCAAATATTCATGTACCTAGCTCTGAAGATGATGGTTTTTTAGCTTAGTAAGTGACAGTAGGTGACAGTTCAGGTGACAGTAAAAACACACAACTGTCACCTGCCTATGCCCAGTATTAATGCCCTTTTTCAAGATTTAGTGACAGTAGTGACAGTATTCTTAATTTCAGTAGAAAAATAAAATAATCAAACAGAATATACGCAAAAATAACTGTGTATATAAAAATGGAATTTGATTTACTGTCACTACTGTCACTAAAAACCTCTAAACCCATAAGGCAAGGGGCTGTAGCGAGGTGACAGTTCAGAAAAGTTCTGTCATCGTACTGTCACTACTGTCACTACTGTCACTACTCACCAAACATTGAAAGGATGTGGTTAAACGCTTCAATTAATAGTACCAACAAATAAAAGCCTAAAATAAAACTAACAAATTAGGAGGAATTAACAATGGCAAATGCAATTACTATGCAAAATCAATTAAGGAAAAGTTTAGGAAAGGAATACGAAATCAAGTTCATAGACCTTGAACGGGTTATTTACCGAGATTTCGGGAATGGCTTCAATGCTGAAATTAGCGGTACCAGAACGGTACGTTTAACGAAACCCGCCAATATCTATCTTTGGTTCGGAAACTCTTGTCTCGTAAAATCGGTATTCCGAGTCCCACGAGAAAATATAGGTACTGTTGTAGACGAACTTTTCGCCTCAACGCAGCGTTGGCTAAAAGAGGGTTATGACACTAGCGATAAGCTGTATCATGCAGTTAACAACAATTTGCTTCAATAAGCTGTCCTAAGGACTGAGAGGCTTATGGCGAGATAGCTATGAGCCTCAATTCCCCTTATGATTTCGCTTTTTTCCTGCGTGCGATTGGCCATACGTTAAGCGGTCAATTACCTACAGAGATAAATGGGGCCCCTTGCTTTTATGGGTGCTAACTTTGATAGGTATACCCCCCTCAAAACTTATGCGAATTATTTCGTGAAAGCCTTCGCCCGTAAAACAGAATGATTGTTTTAGAGATAGTTACCGCCCTTCCATTATGCAGACTGGCTTTCAGCTTCTAAGGCTCTGAATGCCTTGATAAAACCTAGCTTCAGAGCTAACATGTCTCATACGAAAGGAGGAAAGAAAGGAGAAACTTTAAACGATAAAATGGCATACACAGAAGAACTTTTCACCAAAGAACTAAAATACCGGGTAGCAATGAGCATCGTAAAGGATATGGCCGATAAAGGCTTGATAGACGATGCAGAATACAAGCTCATTTATATTCAATTAGCGAATAAGTTTCAACCCATCTTAGCGCCTCTTTGTGCTTGATATAATCACGCTTCAGAGGTAATATGTCACATACAAAAGGAGGTCGGAGCATGAAAATACTCAAGATAGACAGAAAAAAAGAATTCCAATTTAAACGGCTAAGAGTAGCGGCATACACTAGGGTATCCTCAGATAAGGAAACCATGCTCCACTCCCTTGCTGCCCAAGTCAGCTATTACAGTTCCCTCATCCAAAGAACACCTACATGGGAATACAAAGGTGTCTATGCGGATGAAGGCATTACCGGCACCAAGGCCAACCGCCCGGAGTTTAAACGGCTCCTCTCCGATTGTCTAGCCGGAAGATAGATATGGTAATAACAAAATCCGTCTCCCGGTTTGCCCGAAATACTGTAACGCTTTTATCGGCAGTAAGAAAGCTTAAAGAACTGAATATCGACATATATTTCGAGGAGCAGAACATCCACACTAAAAGTAGTGAGGGCGAACTGCTCCTCACCCTTTTGGCTTCTGTGGCCCAGGAGGAAAGCAAATCCGTCAGCGATAACTGTAAATGGCGGGTGCGAAAGAGCTTTAGTGAGGGAATAATGCCTAGCCTCACTATTCTGGGCTACAGAAGGCAAAAGGACGGTAGCCTCATTATTGTCGAAGAAGAAGCTAAAATCGTGCGTCAGATATTTGACTCCTACCTTCATGGCCTTGGCAAACGGACTATTGCCCGAAAACTTACCAAGGATGGTATCCCCACCAGAATGGGCAAGCTCTGGACTGAGCATGGGATAGATTACATTTTACGGAATGAGAAATACACAGGGGAATTGCTCCTGCAAAAGGAATACGTAGCCGACCACTTAAGCAAAAAGAAACTTCCTAATGATGGCATCTATCCTATGTACAGCGTAGAAGATAACCATCCGGTAATCATTGATATGGCCACTTTCAAAGCCGTTCAAGAGCATCTTAATAAACCACAGACCAAGATTACCAGAAAAACCTATCCCTTTACAGGAATGCTCATTTGTGGCTCATGTGGCAAGCACTATATTAGGAAGAAAACTCATAAAGGCTATACCTGGACTTGCGGACGGACGGAACGCTTTGACAAAGCCTCCTGCCCTGAATCCAAGAATGTCCAGAGGATGTTTTGTTAAAAACAGCGGCTAAGGCCCTAGGCTTCCAAACCTTTGACGCAGAAATATTCGCGAAGAAAATAGCATACATAATAGCAAGGGCACCAAATATCTTAGAATTCCATTTTAAAGATAATAAAGAAAAAATCCTTACCTGGGAGCATAAATCTCGGAAGGACAGTTGGACAGAAGAAATGAAATTAATCGCCAAAGAAACCGGCAGAAAAGGAGGCTTAACCAGATGGAAAAGAAAGTAAGGGTAATAACCCCGGCCCTAAAAGTTTTACCGAACGAAGCACTAAAGTTGCCTGTAGCCAAAAAGAAAGTAGCAGCTTATGCCAGAGTATCTACTGAACAGGAGGAGCAGGCTAATTCCTATGAAGCACAAATAGATTATTACACCAAATACATCAAGGCAAAGGCCGAGTGGGATTTTGTCGGCATCTATACAGACGAAGGCAGATCCGCCACAAGCACTAAGAAGCGTGATGGTTTTAATAGGATGATAGCAGACGCCCTTGCCGGCAAGATTGACCTTATCCTTACGAAATCCGTCTCCCGGTTTGCTCGAAACACCGTAGACACTTTAACCACAGTAAGAAAGCTCAAAGAGAAAAATATCGAGGTTTTTTTCGAGAAGAAAGTATTTATACAATGGATTCCAAGGGCGAACTCCTTATTACCATTATGTCCTCTTTGGCTCAGGAGGAAAGTCGCAGCATATCGGAAAACGTCACCTGGGGCCAGCGGAAAAGCTTTCAGGACGGTAAAATCATGCTTCCCTATAAACACTTCCTTGGTTACAAAAAAGGCTCCAACGGCAGACCTGAGATTGTACCAGAGGAAGCAGAAACAGTGAAACTGATTTACCGGCTGTTCCTGGACGGCAAAGCTCCCATTAATATTTCCAAGCATCTTATGGCCAAAGGCATTCCCTCTCCTGCAGGTAAAAAAATATGGCACTCGACAACCGTAGAAAGCATCCTAAAGAATGAAAAGTATAAAGGTGATGCTATCTTGCAAAAGTCCTTTACCACAGATTTCCTTACCAAAAAGAAAAAAGTAAACGAAGGCGAAGTCCCTCAATACTATGTAGAAAACAGCCATCCGGCCATTATCCCTGCTCAGATATTTGATTTAGTCCAGGCCCAGGTAACACTTAAGAAAAAGACAAGATGTTATTCTCAGGACAGGCTGATGAGCGGAAAGCTAATCTGCGGTACCTGCGGAAGCTACTATGGCTCTAAGGTATGGCATTCAACCGATAAATACAGAAGAATCATATGGCAATGCAACAAGAGGTTTTCCAAGAAAGAGCGTTGCCCTTCTGATTTCCATTTAGATGAGAAAGTCGTAGAGAAGGCCTTTGTGGAGGTGTTCAACTCCCTCATCACCTTTAAAGACGAGATTATAGCTGAATGTGAAAACATCTCCGTAAAGCTCACTGACTGCACAAAATCTGAGGAAAAGCTTATTAAACTGCAAAGTGAAAAAGACGTAACAGAGGGCCTCTTGGAAAATGCCATCAGAGAGAACGCCCTTACCGCTATGGACCAAGACAAGTTCCACGCCAGGTGCAAAGAGCTTTCTGATAGGGATGAAGCCTTAAAGAAAAGTATTAATGACCTAGAAAGCAAAATCAAGCTACGCAAATCTCGCACCAAGGCTCTAGCCGATTTCATCAGTCAGTTACGTGAAGCCAAAGACCTCTTGACCTCTTTCAGCCCAGACCTTTGGCTGTGGTCCATAGAATCCGTAACTGTCTATGAATATGACCGTCTGGTATTCAATTTTAAGGGCGGTCTTTCCAAAACATATAAGCTGTAAGTATACCAGATACTTGCACTAAATTGCTTGCTATTATGTGCCTTTAGAGGGAATATACACATACCAAAACAATAGGAGGTATTGCAAAATGAGAATTAACTACAACGTAAAAGGAACTGAAAGGAAAGAATTAGTAGAGGCCATTAGCGAGTTTGTAGTCTGCAAGGCTGAGTACCAAGGCGCTCCGACTTTCGCTTATAAGATTGGCAGCTGCCTGGTAGACAAGAACGGCACCCTTGAAATCCCAGACGTCAAAAGCATTATTGTTGAAAGCCTAATAGAGGACTTAGCTAAAAAAGGCTTTACCCCGGAAAATAGTGTAGAAGAAACCGAGAGCAAAGATGCGCCTCAACAAATAGCCCTCACCATTCAGCTACCTAAAGAGACATTTACACCCGAAGCGGTTGAGAACTTAAACAAGCTGCTAGAAGCCAAGGGTGCCTTGATTCAAAAGGCTCTAGGCCTTGAGGAACTTCCTGAAGCAATAGACGAGGGAGACAAGATTTCCTTCCCTTGGTTTAAAGTTGAGCCTAATGGTGTAGGCATGGTCGAAGCCTACGGCAAGCTAGTATGTGCCTTATGCGATATGGCCAGAAACCAGAAAAGAGTTACGGCAAAAGAACAGCACCCGACAAATGAGCGCTATGCATTCCGGTGCTTCCTGCTCCGCTTAGGATTTATAGGACAAGATTATAAAGCCACAAGAAAGGCCCTGCTTAGGAATCTAACCGGCAACGCAGCTTTTAGGGATGGTGCTAAACATGAGAATGCCTAGTAAAGAACTGCTTGAACAGCTAAGAAAAGATTACCCGGTTGGCTGCAAAATAAAATTGTTGAAAATGTCCGACGTCCAAGCACCTCCTATCGGCACCATTGGTGAAGTCTTAGGAGTCGATGATATGGGAGACCTGATGGTTGCCTGGTCCAACGGTTCGGGATTAAATGTAGTTTTTCGTGAAGACAGAGCCATTCGCATTGATGGGAAGGAGCAAAATGGATAAGAAGGTAAAGAGCCAGCTGTTGGCTGTAAGGTCCACAGCACTGACAAATATGTTTGACCTAGCCGCTGTTAGCAGAATTGCTAAAGTACTTGGATATAAGGAGCTTGTTGATTTTATAAAGAAGGACCGCAATGCCTACTGTGAATTTATACTTACCGGCAAAGAATGACTTTTACTCAAATTTGAGTAAAACCTCCAAGCTCACAGAGCTTTGCCTAGCTGTTTTGGTAAAAATGTTTAACTAAAAAATAAGGGGAGTAACAATTCGTGACTCCCTTCTATTTTATTGCCTAGAAGTATACGAGATACTTGCACAGATTTGCTTGCTATTAGTGTTGAAAAGAGCGAATATACACATACCAAAACACTAGGAGGCAACAACATGAAAAAGATTAACTGGATTGAAGACTTAAAAGCAAGCGGGAACTTCAAACTTAGTCAGTATGGATTAAACCACACAACCTACTGGGCCTACAATGATAGCCTGGAAGCAGAGAATGAAACTTTAGACTTCGGAGATGTTATTTGGGAACAAGACATCGAAGAAATAATTGCCTTTTGCAAAGATAACGGATTTAAAGAAATTACCATCAGCAGCACCTTTTCAAGCCTGATTCCTACCCTGGCAAAGTTCGAGGAACTCGGCTGCAAGATGGCCGGCCTAACAAGGGTTAACAGACGCTTCAAAGATATGATTACCGGCGAAAGAGAACAAACTCCTGCGATAAGAATGATTATAAAATAATGGAACAGCGAATCGTTACTCGCTACCATACGAAAAGGCCACACCATAGCTTTATAGCTAAAGTGTGGTCTTTTAAATTCTTAATTTATGCTTTTTGGAAATTTGACTGCAAAGTTAGAAGCTCGTTTTCGCTTAAAAGTTTTTCCCTAAAATCAAGTGAATTCGGTAAATTCACATTCATTAAACAAATATTTTCTAATTTATTAAGATAAAATGCAACTTCCATAAGAACATAACGCTCAAAATAGCCTTCTTCTTCTGACACATAAACATATTGTTTAATAAATGGTAACATCTTACTATATTCAGATTCTGCTAACCATATATTTCTACTCTCAGGATTCAAAAAAACTACTATCTTTCCCACCGAATATATATATCCCGGCACACTGCACGTAACTCCATCTAAATATAATATCTCATGAAATAAACTTGTTTCAATATTTTCTTTGCAATATTTCATCCCATTGTACTTATATTTTTTATTTCTCATATCCTGCAATTGCTTATGTACAAATGTGAGAGCATATTTTATTGCATTCTTATACAGACTAAATTTTTGTATGTTTCGTTCATCTGTAAGTCTAAGTTCTTCTAATTGGCAAGCATAATTCAAGTTATCGCTTAAATAATCTTGTCTTTTAGTTGTTTCATTCTTTAAATTTTCTAAATAGGAACCATAGGAATCGCTTTCTTCCGGCAAATTAATATGTTCCTGTCTATATTTATTAACTTTATCTTTTTGATATTGCTTGACTTTCTGAACGATTTGTCGTGTGTATTCAAAACATGCTTTCACAAAAGAAAATACTTCTGACACATTTATAGATAACCGTTTGCAATATTCTTTCGTCTGAGAATTATAAATCACAGCGGTTAAATCTCCGCTGTTTTCATTATACAAATCTCTTTGCCACACAACAAAAGGACAACACTCTATAGCCCCTGCTCCTTGATATTCTTCATGCCTGTCTGTATAAATTGGATGAACAGCACAAATAGATCTTAAATATTCAAAATATTGCTTATCTGTACCCTTACCGTTTATTCCTTTTTCAGTAAAACAATTGAGTGTTTTCTCGTAATCATCAAATGCTGCGTCAAATATTCTGGACAATTCTTTAATACAGTCAATCATAACTGCAGAATGGTTGAGAAAGTCTAGGAAACTAAATGCCTCTCTCGTTTCTTCTTTATGAAGTTCTTTCTTATTTAAATAATAACACTCATCATCTAATCTATCCATTATTGCACAAATCATATCCCATGCGGATTGTTGTTCGTGCTTCCTTGGTTTATATTGTTTTTGTATTGATATTAGCTGTTTGCTATTAATCTGATCTCTTAACTTTACTAACAATTTTACATTTAAGTTGATTTTAAAATGCTGTCTTTTGTTCATCTCTTTTTATACGCACATCCTCTTATCAAAATATACTATTTGCTCATTTCCTAAACACCAACAAATACTCATGCGCTATCAGGAAGAAGTTATACTTCAAACTGCTTGTTTTCCAATACCCGGTAGCTCGGCAATTGTGCTGTTCCTTGATGATTATTTCCTTTAGCGTGAATCCTGCTTCTTGGAATACCTGCATCACAGAAAAGCCCAAAGGAAGCATGCATCCTTTTTGTCGGGTATCCCCAATAAGAATTGCACAGAATTTACCTTTCTTTAAAACTCGGTAGCTTTCACTAGCTACCTTTTTCATCTCCTCAAGAAATTCAGGAATTTTACAGTGAGATAAATCTTCCGGTATATCCTCGCTATATTGAATAATATTGGCATAAGGCGGATGGGTACAGATAAAATCTATGCTTTCGTTCTTTATAAACTTTAGATGCCTAGCATCCCCTTTACGGACATGTACCTTGCCCTGTGCCTTCTCATAGTCAAATTTAACTTTTTCCCTACATCTCTCTAAGGCTTCATCATTTACGTCAACGCCTATGATATTTCTGTTCAGGAGTTTTGCCTCCACTAAAGTAGTGCCGCCTCCGGCAAACTGGTCAAGGACAGTATCACCCTCTTGAGAATACCTCAGCATTAAATTTCTAGGAATATACGGAGACCAATTACCTCTCCACTTTGCGTCATGTGTGGCCCAATCTCCGCGTTTAGGAAAGCTCCAAACAGTAGTCATTTCTTGTTCAAAATCTTCTGGTTCCCATTTTGCTATTTTCTTTGCTGTCATTATTTGCTGCCTCCTATTATTTTTCTATAAAGAGCTTACCCATAATACCATTCTGCATATCAGCTATATTATAAACATTATCCATCACGTCAAAGGTTTCCTCTAGGTTATGTCTTGCGCTTAGCCAGCCCTGGCCGTCTGTAAACCATACAAAGGTCACACCATTTATCGTCTCTATTTCTTGAGCTAATGTTTTATAGCTTCTGGCTGTTTCGTTAAGCTTAGATCCGCCACCGGTGTAACAATTAGTTTCAATGACATAGATCATCTTTGGCGTCTTAACAACAAAATCAAAGCGCTTTTCCATTCTGCCATTATTTGAAATTGCCGATAGGTCTATGCCCCATTTTCTCGGTAATTTCGTGTATATACATTTCTTTAAAATACTCTTTCCCCTTTTGCAGTCCTAGCTTGCTAATGAAGCTTTCTACTAGGTCCTCCATCAAATGTCCACCGCGATTTTTCCTGCCATTAGAATCAAGGCCTGTTTCCACCCCAGTAGCATAGTCAAAAAGGTTATTGATGATGTGATTCTGTAGCAAATCAAACAAGCCTGTTTTCTCCATGAAAATGCAGTATTGTTCCACAGAATAATTCATTTTCTTAAAAGAATAAATGAATTCACCTTCATCATCAATGGCGTAGATTTCTTTAGTCCTTACAGCCAAAAGAAGTGGAATACACTTAAGTGTTTCCGGATATTTAGCAAGTATCTGTTTAAATTCTGTTTTAATATCTTTAGCGCCAATGAGGGAATTAAGTATATTTAATTCTATTTTGCAATCTTTCACATTGGCATATATTTTCTCAAAATCAACATAATACTTATAATCAGAAATGCTATTTCTAAAAGTCCCTAGCCATTCTTCAAAGTTTCTCGTCATAAAGTCTCCTAGTAATTTGCTATCAAAAGTTCACTAATTTTGCCTCGTCCTTTGCCTTTGGAATTAATCATCCTATTGGCTTCTATGCGAGCAATATTAAACTTTGAGTATAAATCATCAAAGAAATTATCTTCGGCATTTGTATTCTTAGGATCGGAATTGCTGACAACTATTTTGGCCCCTTTAGATGCCATTGAGTCCACAAATTCAGCCAATTCCGACTGCTCCTTATCAGAAAAACCATCATTAGTATAAGCAGTAAATGCAGCTGTCTGTGTAAGTGGTCTATAAGGCGGATCTAGATAAACAAAAGTATTCTCGTCTATGAATTTCTCTGCTTTTTTATAGTCTCCACAGACGATTTTCACATTCTTCAATAATTCAGAAATCCTCTTTAAATTAGTCTCATCGCAAATTAACGGATTTTTATAAACACCCATGGGAACGTTGTATTCGCCTTTCTTATTAACTCTGTACAGGCCATTAAAGCAGGTCTTGTTCAGGAAAATAAACAAAGCTGCCTTTTCTAAATCCGTTGTGAAATCTCCGTAAAACTTCAAATAGTTAAATCTGTCCCTTTTGTCCAAGTAATACTCTTTGCGCTTATTTTGGTCTTTCGTGTTATATTCAGTTTCCAATTCTTTAAGAACAGAAATTAGCTTATTAACGGATTTTTGAATCATAGAGTACGTGTTTATCAGTTCAGCGTTGACATCACTGATATAGACCTTTTTGAGCTTATATGTATTAAGAATATCAAAAAGGACTGCACCTCCACCTATAAACGGCTCTGCATATTTGGTAATAGTCTTTCCTAATCCCACAGGATACCTGCTTCTAATTTGTGCTAGAATTTGCTTTTTTCCTCCCGCCCATTTCACAAAAGGTTTGGCCTTCCCATCATTTATTAAAATAGGAATTTCTCTTTTGTCCTCTGGTTTTATTGCGCTAACAGGTATTTTCCACATATTGCCAAACCGCTCTGCGCCTGCAATACGGCATTCCATACATAAGGTTGATACTCTGCGCTGTGAAATGTTCCATTTTTCTGCTGTTTCTTTTGCTGTCATGTATTCCATGGTTATTTACCTCCATCTTTTCATGACTTTTATTATATTCCAACCTTAGAATAATAGCAATACGATAATACGAAAATTTGTTTGTATTATGGTTGTGGAACTATTCCCCATGTCATATTCCTTCCGGAGTAGTTCCAATAACGAATATCCTGCTCAATGAACAACCATTTGATGGCCTTTAGAAGATGCTCAGGAGAATAACCGGAAGTGAAATGCAGCGACTGAATATCCTCATCAGTAATATCATGGCACAGATATACCTTTTCTAGTAATTTATACAGCCTTCTATACATCACAGGATTTTCTAGTTTCTTCGCTTCTAAATCTTCACCAAAGTCTTGATGTTTAGGATAGTTTCTTCTCCGCATTCCAGCTACGGCATAATTAATGTTTTCAACACACACCAAAAAATCAAAACCATTATGCAGATTAGCCGGTCGCTGCAAATAAACCCTATTACCATCTGCTAATGTTTCAACGTAATAAATATATCTTGAGGCATTTTCGTCCTTTCCTGTCCCCGCCTCTTCCAACGCTAATCTATCCACTACTCGCATACGTACTTCATTCCTAGTTCCTTCATTAGAAAAAGAGCAATCTATTTCATGACGTGACATAAATAAATACCTCCGTTTAAATATTTGAATGTATCTAATGATTATATCATCTGCCGATATATCTTTACTACTCTAACGGACGCAAAAAAAGCCCTTACCTCCGAAGAAGTAAGAGCCTTTACTTTTACATTGTATCAAAAGATTGGAGAAGTATGTCCTTGGACGTGCAACACAATACTTTGGGTATTTTGTAGTTTTTTTGCTTATTACAACACTATATATTGTGGTAAGCGACCACAAATTTCAGCATTTTACATTTGTATAAACTACCCTATTCGCTCCCCGTTTTTTAGAAGGAATACTATATCTCCGTTCTCCTGTACTTGCGCCTGATCAACTAAGGCAAGCCAGACCTTTTCATCAAAACCAGGAAGAATATTCACAGAGGATATGCTCTGTATGAAGTTGGCCAGTTCCCGGGCACGATACTGTTTGTCTTCCTTCTCATTGGTCTTGGCCATTTTCTCTAGCTTTAAGGTATCGTGCCTATCTACCAATTTATCATACTGGGCTGAATACTCCTTGCTGCCTATTTTTCCGGATGCATATTCCGCAGTCATTACCTTGGCCTTTAATTCCAGTCCGGCTATTTCCTCAGTCATCTCTATAAGGTCGGCATCAAGTTTTGATGTGTCCTTTACGGCCTCTATCGCAATTTGGCAGTTGGCAAGGACTTCCTCTTTGCCTTCCAAAAACTTATTTATTGCCTTTAGGAATTTCTCCCGAACCTGAGCCTCCGTTACATGGGGAGAAGTGCACTGGGCTCCCCTTGCCCCTCCGTACCTGGTAACATATTTCTTGTTGCAAGACCAGATGGTACGTCTGTGTACGCTTGTGGAATTCCATACCTTTGCCCCAAACACAGAACCGCATACCCCACAGACCAGTTTGCCGGAAAGGTAATTCACATAAACCACATGGAGTTTCCGTTTCTTCCTCCGTTCTATTTCTTCCTGAACTGCCTCAAAGACCGCCTTGGAAATAATGCCAGGATGACTGTGCTCAACAAAGTATTTGGGCAGCTCCCCCATATTCTTTTTACGTTTCTTGTTCAGAAAGTCCTGAGAATATGTCTTTTGCATAAGAGCCGCCCCGTAATACTTCTCATTGGACAGGATACTGTCTACGGTGCTTTTCGTCCATTTTAGCTTCCCACCCGGGGTTATGAGCTTTTCTTCCGTCAGCTTTTTAGCTATTGTTCCGCTAGGCAAACCCTCTAAAAACATTCCATAGATTTTCCTTACGGTCTTTGCTTCTTCCTCCACTATTTCGGGAAGGCCGTCTGCCCCTTTCCTATAGCCGAGGAAATGCTTAAAGGGAATGGCTACCTTGCCATTGGCAAAGCTCCTCTGCTGCCCCCATCTTATGTTTTCCGATATATTCCTGCTTTCCTCCTGAGCCATGGAACTCATTATGGTTATGAGCAGCTCGCCCTTGGAATCCATTGTGAAAATACTCTCCTTCTCAAAATAGCACTCCACGTTATGTTCCTTGAGCTTTCTGACCGCTACTAGAGTATCCACAGTATTTCTGGCAAACCGGGAAACGGACTTTGTTACTATTAAGTCTATCTTTCCGGACAGGGCATCTTCCATCATGCGGTTGAACCCCTTACGGAATTTAGTTGTGGTGCCGGACTTTCCTTCATCGGCATAAACTTCCACAAATTCCCAGTCCGGCCTTTTCCTTATGTAGTTAGTGTAATAATCTATCTGGGCTGCATAGGAATTAGCCTGCTCCTCCTGCTCCGTAGATACACGTGCATAGGCAGCTACTCTCCTTTTGGCTGTTGGCATGTTTAATGTTTCGCTTTGTAAAACGTTCTGAGTGGGCTTTATTACCTGTACTATTTTCTCCATCTGACTAGTCCTCCTTTTCTGCCAGTCTCCCTGGCGGATAATTTCATGTCATTCGTCCAGCTGTCCTTACGTGATTTGTGCTCCCATGTAAGGATTTTTTCATTGTCATCTTTAAAACAGTATATTAGGGTGCCTGAGTTCTCTGCCTTTATAGAGGTTATCTTCCCTGCAAACATTTCTGCGTCAAAAGATGTCTGACCGAGAGCTCTGGCCGTAGTTTCCATAAGGATGCCCTCGGGTACGTTCCCTGATTCGGGGCAAGCGGCCTTGCCGTAGCGTTCCTTCATGGCACAAGTCCAGGTATATCCCTTGTGGCTTTTCTTCCTTATATAGTGCTTTCCGCAGGATCCGCAGATAACCTTTCCCGTAAAAGCATGGACTTTTCTCGTAACCTTAGCCTGCGGTCTGTTAACCAGTTCCTGTACTGCTTTAAAGGTGGCAATGTCAATAATGGCAGGATGATTATTCTCTACCCTGTACTTTAGGTATGCTCCCTTGTTGGGAAGTTTCTTCTTGCTTAAGTGGTCGGCTACATACTCCTTCTGCAGGAGGAGTTCCCCTGTATATTTCTCATTCCGTAAAATGTAGTCTATCCCATGTTCCGTCCAGAGCTTGCCCATCCTGGTTGGAACGCCTCTCTTATTAAGCTTCCGGGCAATAGTCCGTTTTCCTTGGCCATGAAGGTAGGAAGCAAATATCTCGCGCACTACCCGGGCTTCTTTATCTATAATCACAAGGGTACCGTCCTTCTGCCTCCTGTAGCCTAATATCGTAAGGCTTGGCATAACCCCTTCGCTGAAACTCTTTCTCACTCGCCATTTGCAGTTATCGCTGACGGATTTGCTCTCCTCCTGGGCAACCGAAGCCAAAAGTGTGAGGAGCAGTTCACCCTCACTGCTCTCAGTGTGGATGTTCTGCTCCTCGAAATATACGTCAATATTAAGCTCCCGAAGTTCCCTTGTCGTCTCAAGCAGGGTAACCGTATTCCTGGCGAACCGGGAAATGGACTTCGTTATTACCATGTCTATCTTTCCGGCCCTGCAGTCCGCTATTAGCCTCAAAAACTCAGGTCTGTTGGCTTTCGTGCCTGTGTAGGCCGAATCAGCATATATCCCGGCCATCGTCCATCTCTCCTCTTTTTCTATCATTTCCGTATAATACGCGACCTGTGCTGCCAGGGAGTGAAGCATAGCGTCCTTGCCGGAGGAAACCCTTGCATAGGCAGCTGCCCTCACTCTAGGCTGTAAAAGTTCCTTATTCGCCTCTATCTTCTCTACATATCTATCCACTTTCAGCCCTCCCGTCACAACACATGTTAGCTCTAGAACCGCATAATAGCAAGCTATTTAGGCTACAAGGGCAAAAACTAATGGAGCATATTTTGCCCGTAATTTCTTGTCTGCCTGCTTTAATTCTTCTTCTGTCATAAGCCCCTGTTTTTTCATTCTCTTAAGCAGGGACTTAGCTACCGCATAATTTATCTCCCGTTGGAAACTTTCGTTTGTAACCGTAGGCACCCCACCTTCCCTGTAGATAACAATCATAACTGCAGAACTTCCTTTTCTTGTTCCCGTAGGCGCTGAACCTCTTTCCGCAGAACGCGCATGTATATGAATACACAGCTCCCTTGGGAGACGACTCCGCATTTTCCTTCCACCAGGCAAGACGGCATTTCCGAGAACAGAACTTGTGCTTGAACCGAGGCAGTTCATTGCCACAGTAAAGGCACTTCCCCTCTGCCTTTTTAGGTTCTCCTGCCTTTGCCTCATGCCTTAACCCATATATGCTGACCGCCCCTCTTGTGAGACCGAGCCTTTGGGCAATGAGGGTGTATGACAAACCACCCTCACGCATCCTCATGATTTTCTCTTTCTCCTCAGGTGTCATTTTATGCACCTGCCATCTGAATTACCTTTATGGCCTCGGGACGGATGAGCTTCCCATCCAGAAACTCCACCCCGATATAGCCTATCTGGTCATTCACAATGAACTTCTCCTTTAGGGCCCGTACGCTGACAGGCCGTTTCAGGATTACCCAGTAGTAGCTGAAATCACCAAAGGCTATAGGCTTATTGCCTGCTCCCGTACCCGGCATGAATTCTGATATAAAGACCTTCTTGCCGAAAATACTGTCATCGCTGTCTCTCCACAAATAGTTGCCCTCATTGTCCTTTAAGGTACGAAGTGCCATGGCCGTATCGTCATTCATGAGCCACACTGCTCTCTGACGGTATTCCGGCTTAACGGAAAAGTACAGCTTAATAACTTCATCGTAAGTCAGGGCATTTGTTGTATTTCCAACAATAGCACCATCCGTCTCATGTAAAATGCCAGTAGGCATTTCTATCCCTGTTCCATTTATGAAGCCTTTGGTTTCCCCCTTGCCAAAGGCCTTGGCTAATTTCTTTACCAGATAATCCTCGAGCTTGAAATATGGATCATACACAAAATCCTCATCCAGCTTCATGATAGTTGCCAGTTTCCATGTTTCTATTTTATGGGAAGTGAAATCTTCCATTCCGTCATAAATAGGAATCGTACCATTTTCCGGGATGAACTGGGCTGTATCCTTACAGTCCCTGCCAATAATGCGGTAATTTGATTTGTAAAGATTAAAGACCGTTCCCACCTGACGGAACAGACTTTCCTTCTTGATGGCCTCCTCATATTTATTATTGGAACCTACCGGTAGTGAATAAGTCCCCGTATCCAGGTTCCTCGCCCCATCCATATCCCCAACAAATCCGTCAGTTCCTTTCATGGAATCCCAAAAACATCTGTAGTATTCATTGCTTTCTATTATTTTCATAATATAATCCTCTCCTTCTTCCTGATTGCAGTGCTTACACTCATATAAGCACAATGTTGTTTATTCTTAATTTCCTGCAGCTTTTCTGTCCCTGGCCCGTAATAACCTTTCCATCAAATCATCCTGTGGCTCCGGATTACCGAAATCAGCGCTGCAGTTTTCCTTTACTATCTGGAATATCTCATTCCACAATCGTACCGCATGATTCATGTAATTAATCCCGATGTTAATAAACGGCGAAGGTATAGGCTTGCCGGTAGTAGGATGCTTAGAAAGAAAGCCTAGTCTGCTAGTCAGTTCTTCCGTTTGAATCCATCTGGCACTGCACATTGCATAACGCTCCAGCAATTGAGCAGATACCTTGCTGCTACACCCTATCTTTTTCAGCCATTCCCATGTTTCCTTGTATATTTCCGCTGCCTGAAGATGGTTTCCATCCCTTTGGTCGGAAAACAGGAAAGCATGAGGCTTAGGCATTGTTGCACCCTCAAGCTCCGGTATGTCTAATACTTTTAATGGTCTCTTACCCGGATTACCCCCGGAAAGTTTTTCAGATAAGTTTTTCCTTGGCCTACCGCCTGTCCCCTTAGTCGGCCCTCGTTTTCCCATATTCTCACCCCCTTTATATACCCCTGAAACTTATGCGAATTTTTGCGCGATGGGGAGCGCCCGTTGGGCTGACGAAAATCCGTGGAGATAGAGATCCCCCCTCCCCCCTGCGCTCATTTCTTACAAAAACTTGGAGACATAACCCTGTCTCTTGCAGTAGTCCATCGCCTCGTCATAACTTCTGTAGACCATCTGCTTTGTCCCGTCCACCACTAGCCAGTGCGGATAGTCGCAGTCATTGCTCATCATAACAAGTACGGGAGTCTGATGCTTCCGGTTATAACAGTTAAGGCAGTGATACCTGCTGTTGTTAAAGTCGGAAGGGTAATACTTTGTTTCTTCCGTAATGTCGCATATTCTCATGTTGGTTTCCTCCTTTCTTACATTTTTTTATTAAGTTTTGCCCTTTAAACAATCAAGGACATCTTCCCCCTCTCCTTGGTCACAGAAATGGGGCAGCTTGTGGCAGGTTATATATGTCTCTCTCAGCAAAAAAAAATATATAAAGTAACCTATTTTACTTGCCACATCCTGCCCCATTTGTGTTTATGCTAAAAATTCAATATCGAGCAAGTTGTATCCGGTAAGGAGCGTAGTCTTTTCCCCACCCTCTTTCGGACGTTTCCTTACCACTTCCCCGATGGTGCGTAAAGCCTGATTGAAATTCCTGCTGTTCTCGGGATAGGAGCCGTTGTTGTTACACCAAGTGCGATAGGTCTTATATACCGCAGATGTCTTTGCTTCTGCCCCTGCGTGCTCTGCCAGACATTCCTCGGCAAAAAGCAGTACCTTATCGCTATCATGCTGATAAACCTTGGTGGCATTCCTGACCGCCTCCGGCTGAGTAAACCCTTCCTTATTTAAAAGTGCATACCCTTCAAGGAGCCAGTTCAAGATGGCGCTCTTTACTTCCTCTTTGGCAAATTCTGCCTTGAGGCTCTTGTCCTGCTCCCATTCCTCAAAGTGCCTGTCAAAAGGGACTATGATAATGCGTCCGCTGGAAAAAAGCGTCATGTCCGTTATGACCGGCAGGTAATTGGTATTAATAAAGAGCTTGAACTGGGGCTTGAAGTCAAAACTGTTCTCATGCAGGAACCGGGCATTCAATGTATCGTTCCCGGTCATGCTCTTAATCTGTGCTTCGTTCAGGACTAATCCCCTTCTTGGCTCAGATATGTTTGCAAACCTTACTCCCGCAAGCCTTGCTATATCTTCGCTCGGCCCCTGGCTGTTGACTACCTGCTTATAGGCTATGGTCTCAGGCCGTACGGAAAGCCCATAGTCTCCCATAACATTGAGGACACTTTCCATCAGGGTGCCTTTGCCGTTTCTGGTAGTTGCCCCATGATAAATGAACATACACTCATATTTCGTATCCCCGGTAAGGCCGTAGCCCAAGGACTTCTGCAGGAACGTCAGCTTGTCCTTGTCTCCGCTCATGACTTCATCCACAAAGCTTGAGAACCTAAGGCTCTGTGCCTTTGCGTCATATTCCACGTCAGCAAGCCTGGTCAACTTGTCCTCGGAATTATGATCATGAACTTCTCCCGTCCGTACATCCACAGTAACGTTCTGGCAATTCAGGAGGTAAATGTCCTTGTCGAACTCGCTCATGCTGATTGGGTAAACACTCTCGGCATCACTGAGGTATGTACCCCTGGCGCCCCTTGCCTGCCACCTCTTACAGTATTTCTTGTAAGCCGTCCTTTGGTTTTCTTCCGTAATCGTCCCTGCGTATCTCGTAAGCACATCCCCAAGCTTTTTGGCAAGCTCCATGGTCTTCATGTTTCCCACATCTGCCTTCCAGCGGATGCCGTCATACACAAACCACTTATCCCTCTCCGGGACGAACCTTGCCATGCCTTTGAAGATATCTGCGAAAAGCCTGCCGGAGCCTGTATCGTCCCAGGTGTATCTGGTACTGAGAGCAGGGTTCAGCTTCTTGACTTTCTGCAAGACATCATTGAAGTCATCCTCCGCGCTGCTTTTCTCAGGAACACCGTAAAAGGTTCCTACCATATTGACGGCCTTCTGCAAGGTCTGCCAACCGTATGTGGTTTCGCCCCTCCTGCTATCCCACTTGTCTCGCATAAGCCCCGATGTGCGAAAGAGCCTGTCCATCTGCTCCATATCCCCGCCACACCAGAAAGCCAGTATGGTAGCAAGGGCTTGGTCTGCTTCGCTAGGAGACTTCCCTTTGGGAATGTTGTTATCCCACAGCTCAGCGAACTTCTTGCCCTGCTTAGAATTAAGTGCCTTGTCCAGAACCTGTTCATCCGATAGCAGACTGCCCGGGACGCTCTCTGTATCACGTTTCTTTGGCACAGGCCGGAGCATATACTTTTCCTCAATGAGGAGCAGTTCCTCCGTCCTTTCTTCCACGTCCATTTCCCTGATGCAGTTTCCTGTCAGGGTACAGAACTTTGTGGTAACCCCTGCGACGTAAATCTCAAGTTTCAGCTTCCTGTTGTTTATATAGAAACGCTCCTTGCTGAAAAGCGAAGCGTCACGAACTCTCACTATTATTCTTATCCCCGTCCCGGAAGGGCTGATTTCCGTATATGAATTAACGGCCTCCACGATATCCTTTGCCATCTCCGACAGTTCCCCGTCAGTGACACAATGGTCAATGTCTATAAGGCCCAGGTCTTTAAACAGGCCAATGCCTAAACCGTCATATCCTTCTAACTTTTCTGCCACAAGAGAAAAGCCTGCGTAGCTTTCCTGCTTAGTAATATCCGCGCCATGCCCGTCCAGCTTATGAGGGACTTTCGTTCTCCGGCCATGCTTGTCCTTCTCATACCTCCATCTGACAAACAGGCCGTCCTGCTTCAATTGCCGAGGCAGTTTTTCGTACATATATCCACCTCCGCTTCCCTAAAAAGCTGCCCGGTCATTTCTGCATGGAATTTTCTATCAGCCATTTCTTAAAGGCTTCTGTGGGAACAAGGATTCTCGCCCCTATCTTTATGGTAGGAAAACCCTTGGTCTTTACCAGTCCATAAGCCTTTGGCAGGCTGATTCCCATCTGAGCCGCCAATTCCTGAACGCTTAATGTGCTTTTGTCCATTCATATATCACCTCCTCTTTTCTCTTAATCATCCTTTAGCACTGTAGTTCCTACGCGGCCCAGGGCGTGTACACTAAACCCCGCGTCTTCCCTTAACCCCCTAGCTCCGGTTTACCCATCTTGGCCTGCGAGGCAAGAGAGAAATATCTCTCATGCTAAAAAAACTATTTAGTTTTCAAAGTTTATTTGTGATATAGTCGCTAATTGCATTTTTATGTTACTCTTTTTATCGCCAATTGTCAAACGTCTTTTTGCCTTTTAGCAGTTAATTTTAAAATATTTTATAATTTAGTAGTAAATAGTTGTTGACATAATCGCATATTTCGTGCTACTATTTACGTGAGGTGAATAATAATGGACTTTGCACAGAGAATACGAGAACTACGGAAAAAGAAAGGCATGACACAGACGGAGCTTGCTAAATCTCTTGGTAAAACCCTGGGCACTATTTCCACGTGGGAAACAGGCAAAAGAAAGCCCGAGTTTGAAACCATGGATGCATTATGTGATTATTTTGATGTTAATTTAGGCTACCTGATAGGAAGCTCGGATGATCCGACTCTGTACAAACCGACACAGGAAGAATTGAACGAACTAGGTTTATCTGAAGTCGAGGACGAATTAAGTGAACACGCAGCTAATTACTGCCGACTGGATGACTGGGGCCGGCTCGCTGTTCAGGCGGTTATAAATGCTGAATACAAACGCTGTCAGGCCGAAAAAACTCTTAACATGAATAAATTATCTGTAAGAGTTCATTTTGAAAAATAAGACACAAAAAAAGGGCGTCACAAAACGTGACTCCCTTGATAGGAATGGAGCTTAACGGCTCTGTTCCTTTTTTATTTAGTTGCACCCTTTAGAAAGGCACTGTTCCCGGTAAGGTTCTTTAAGAGAATCTTCCGGGCATTTTTGTATTCGTCACCGATGAACCCGAGCCTTAACAGGAAACACCGGAAAGCGTACTTCTCATTCTCCGTCTCATGCTCCTTGTCCAGAATCCTTTTTTGCTTCTTGACCAGGTTGACTACGGCCTCATTGAACCGCACATAGGCATCCATCTCTTCTGGAGAAGAAGGCTCTTTGTACCAGGGGAAGCAAACCTTATCCTCTGTGATTATTACTTCAATCTTCTCAACCCCAAGGGCCTTGGCTATTAATTTTCCCTTTGCCGTCACAATGTTCTGCAACCGTTCCAATGCTTCCGGCTCAAAATATTTCTTCGGAATGTCAACCTCAAAGGCCATTTTTTCTACTTCGCCTGTAAAGCCTTTTTCTGCAAGGGCCTTAATCAAATCTTCCTTTGCCCGGGTAAGCGTCCCGTCCTTGTCTATAGTGTACCCATCAACTATGTAGGCGAAAGTAGGAGCTCCTGCGTATTTTACCTCTGCACCTAAAATCTCACCAACTGCCTCTGCCAATGCCTTGCGTTCCTTACCCTTCAAGTTGTATTTTACGTTCATTCTGTACTACCTCCTTTTGTTTTGGTAGTACAGATATCACTCTAACGAAAGGAAATAGCAAGGGGTTTCTGTGAAGTATACTGAGTTCTTTGGTTTCTAAAAGGGACTAGCCCCTATTAATTACATTATCCATGTCTTCCGCAAATGGTTGTATATTGCCTGCGTTATAGAAATGGAATCCCCAAATATTATATTTATTTGGTGTCTGAAATTTAAATACTGGCACTGCCAGGCTCTTAATTTGTAGAAGGAATTCTTCCTTCCAACTATCATCTTTTAGTAGCTGATGACCTTTAGGCTCTATGAATATTTGTATCTGCTCATACCCGTCAGTCCCATTTGCTCTAAGCATTAGAACATAGTCCGGCTCGAACCTTTCGCCTGTACTAAAAGAATAAATGGCAAAATGTTTTTCGTTTCTTATGAAATAAACATCATCATATTTTTCCTTAAGTTTATTGACAACTCCACTTAAATATTTTGTGCATTCCTTTTCTTCGCTTGTCCCATAGTTTTCTTCACAGGCATACCACTCTTCTTGCGATAAATCCAGTCTTATCCTTTTTGGCACTCTCGGATCGCTTTGAGCAACTCCGGCTCCATAATGATCGTGATCATGCTCGGTGTACATCATCTTTTTATCTTTAAACACATTAGATATTTTTTCCGGATAAAATTCCTTTGTCCCTTCATACAACTCTTCCACATGTTCAATGGCTGCCGAAATAGAATCAAATGCCTCTAGCAATGCCTCATAGAAAACTATAGGCTGTCCCTCATTTACTTTTGCGGTAGTAATGCCAATTCTAATATCCCCTAAAAAGTTCGGTGAGGTGATAAATTCTCTTGTTGATTCTAAGGCCGGATAATAATTTTTTAAAACATTAAAAGCAAACACTTGATATTTGTTTAATGCCTTAATCACAATAGCATAATTAAAGGCAGCTATGTCCTTAATTTTATATTCATTTGTTACTAGAGAACTTGTATCCTCGCTTTTATCAATCAAAACCAATATCCTATCTTCCTTAGATAAACGCGTACGGATTTTTGATGAATACAGTCTACCCTTTACTCTATCTAACAATCCTTGAGCGTCTTCGCGGCCAATATGTTTCTGGGAATTTAGGAAAATTCTTCCAGACTTAAAAATATCACTATTTTTAAATTCGTCTTTTAAAACATAGCTTTTTTCTATTTTTCGGTCTATTTCCAATCCGATTTCTTTTAGTGCATTTTCTAGTTCTCCTAAATACCTACTATCATTGTGACAATGATAAAACATCTCTTCGCAAACACGTAGCTCATTAGTAATATCATTGTCATATTTTCGTTTATATCTATCTTGATAGTCTGCGACCTTAAATGGAAAATAACGCGCACCACGGCCTATAAGTTGAGCTTCTGATATAGTTGCCGGGGATATCGCCTTACCACCTGACTGACGAGTTTCATACAATCTCACGATATCAAAAAGGTTTAAAACATCCCATCCTTCATCAAGCACTTTCACTTCAAAAATTGCTCTGTAAGGATTATTAATATCTTCTAAATTGTTTAAGAACGATTGCTTTTCCGGTGTAATAGTAGTCCCATTTACGACCAAACAATGTTCCTCGCTAAAACTATCCCTTAATTCACTGGCAAGGTTATCAAATGAAATTTCGTTTTGCTCAAAATATTTCTTGGCTTCTTGTAACACTTCATCATCAGTTAACGCAAAAATTCTAGCGATTTCATCCCTAGATAAGGTCTTCATCTTCTCTTGAAATTCAGCATAGAACGCTTCGCTATCAGCAACTTTAGCTGACTTAAATAGAACAACTGGTTTAGCTTGTATGCGATTATCCTGAAAAACTTTCAGTCTATATTGGCTTAATAACAGGGCCTGTATGGAGCGCTCCATAAGAGTTACATCCGTTCTCAGGCTCTTTATTTCTTTGGAATAGCCGTTTAATCTGTAATTTAATAAGGGATAATTATATACAATTTTATTTTCATACTCACGTCTGATATTCTCATTGTTTTTCACGTCACAAGTTGCAGTAAATTCCAGTAAAACATTATTAGGATTAGAATGAAGAATACCCTTCACTGTATCTTCCCAACTTCTAACTTCCAGTTCTTTTTTTTCTCCTAGTTTCTTTTTCTTTGTTGTGGCATTAAGATGGTGAGCCTCGTCCGCGATTAAGACGACTTCTTTATTTTGAAAGTCATCCATAGTCATAGAATTTTCTTCCGGCATCAGCATATTAAGATGCAGTTTTTGAATAGAGGTAAAACATATATTAATGCAGTCTGCTTCAGCTTCGTCAAAGTTATCTACTTTTTTTATTTTAACTGGTGCGTGATTTACCACAATAATATTTGAGAATAAATATTTGCTTGAACTTTCCTTAAGAAAATTTTCTTCCGTTTTTGTCAAAATATTATTTGTGTTAACAAAAAAGACAAAATTCCTATAGCCCTGCTCATACATATACAAAAGCAAGCCAGCCATTATTACTGTCTTACCACTCCCTGTGGCCATATGAAACAACGTCTGAGTAGGTCTCTCGCGTAAACTATTATTCTCAAAATAGGTTATAAAATTTTCAAATGCTTCCTTTTGATATGCACGAAGTTCTATTCTATCATTTAACCCATCAAATATACATTGCGAAACAGGAGTGATAGAGCCAGCTTGGCGCAAAACATCAAGTTTTTCATATAAGAATGTCATTTGTTTTGCTCCTTATAAAAGCTCTTTGTAAAAGCCTTGTCCTCTTCAGAAATGTTAAAATTTTTATCATCAATGTCACAATAATTTACGTATAGCTGATTCATATCGAGCAACTCCATAAACAATTGTTTTTTCTCGGCAAAAGATAAGTCGGCAATATCTTTGGCTTCAGGATTAATATCACTCGGATTTATACGGGCACTAATAAAACCTGACCGTTTCATTTCACCCCACGCTTTTGCCAACTGTTTATCTGTTTCAGCAGCTACTATTTCATCTGCGAACTGTTGATTTAGTTTCGCCAGTTCACAATATGTAAATGAGCCTCCCCCTTGCCAATTGAAGTCTTTCGAAATGCCTGTAGTATCACCCTGAATTACGTTTTTCATTCTTTTTATAGCGATTTTCATGTGCGCATCTAGCTGCTCTATTCCAATATATTGAATGCCTCGTTTTTGTGCCACAGCTGCCGTAGTGCCTGTTCCAAGATATGCATCTAGGACAATGTCACCGCTATCAACGCAAATATCCATTATTCTTGAAACCAGCTTTTCCGGTTTTTTCCCATAAGGAAGCTCAACTCCGCCTTCTTTTTTTAAATTATTGTAATCAATATCATTCCACAAAGTTGAAACTCTATTTTTATACGTTGGGATGCCCTCATCTAAAAATACCATATCAGAAAGAAATGTAACCATTCCTCTTGATGCACCTTTATATAATATTTCTATTTTTTTACCCACATTTTTTCCTTTGATAGGGATATATTCCAATCCAACAAAGTCATAGTTTAACTCTTTTGTTTTTTGTTCTACTGTAGAACGTACACTTGATTGTGCATTTGTAGTTCTAAAGATTTTATCATAGCAAGTACTATATACTTCTTGTTCACTTATTCCCATCATTTCAGCATACTGATTAACGCTGACTGCCTTTGTATTTTCATACCCATAATAAACATACCCTTTTGTTCCATCTTCGAATAGTTTTTTTCTTGTACCCTTATCAATTAATACAGAGGTATACTTCCAACTAGTGTTTGTATCCTTATATTCTTGTATTACTTCTAGTAGTGGCGTCCCGCTGGATGTTTGTTTTATTGTAATATCTTCCTTGTTTCTAGCATAGACAAGAATAAACTCAGTTGCATCTATTAAGCTTTTGCCCGCAGAGCTACCCGAAACTCCCGCAATCTTTGTTTTTATCGTGATAGTATTTACATAATTTGCTCTATCAAAGATTTCATCACATAATACTTTCAAGTATGCCATTTCTTTATCATCGCATTGTATAAAAATCATCCCATCATTAGTCAGGAGTCTTCTTGCTACTTCTAGTCTATTCTTCATCATAACCAACCAACTACTGTGTTTAAAAGAATCGTTGTAGGGAACTTTATCATTATCTGTATTATATAAAATATCCCAATACATGCATTTTATTCTTCCAGCATAGATTGGTAATAGTGAATATAAAGCCAACAAATTATTTCCCTTTATTAGAATATTGTTTGTTTTGCTAAAGCTTTCTGCTGTTTTCTCTCCATTGCTGGAAATGTTTTTGCAATTTGAATAAACTTTTGGCGAAAGCAGTCTATCTATTTCACTTGCAGCTAACATTTTATTGTAAAAAATTTCCTTCCTACTTTTTTCAGTGTCTGTAGAATCAAATTCAAGCACGCAATCTTTATACGGAAATACCAACTGAACATCATTAATCGCTGAAATCAATTTTTCTCTGTAGTCTGCTAGTCCAATTTTATTTTTAAATCTTGTAAAACTATTTGGCAAAAATTCTCTATTATTAATAAGCCAACCAAAAGCGACCTTATCAAAGACCCAGGTTTCTCCAACATGAGTGAAGAACCTCCGTTTTATTTCGTCATTGCTCAATAATAATACCAAAAGCTTTTCATCCATTTTCATAGTGGCTTCATATACTGCATTGCGTAATATTTCTCCCTCTTCGGTAAAAAATCTTGAATCCTGCTTTAAAACATTGACAACCACATCATAAAACTTAGGCATATTCTTATCCCCCATATTTTAGGTAATTATAAATTTATTATACCATTTTTCCAAGCCGAATGTGTGTACTAATACTCTATACTACCACAAAAAAGGCCTAGCCTATATGGCCAAGTCTCCTGTTAACAAATACCTCTGTGTTTATTCTTCTCCGCTCAGAATAAATTTAACATACTTTTCCGGCTCTTCCTCTAGGAAGTTTACCATCTCAAAGTAGTTCAGTTCATAGGCAATTCGCTGCACAGTCTTGATATCAAACATGTTTGACCGTCCTGTACTCCTCACGCTAAGAATTTGCTCTTTAATCTTCCTGTCCAT